TGTACCTACATTAGAAGTGCTAGCACCAAGTACCATATTGAGCTTAGACTTTAGTTCGTCATAAGACTTAAAGTTCTTAGGATCAATTAGTTCTTGTAATGAGTGCTGTTGATTCCAAATAGCTTCAATAGCTTCGTCGGTATCAGCAACAGGTGAAGGTGCTTCAAACTCTGACTTGTCATAGTTACGATAACCTTCCACTTGACGAATCTTAATCTTAAAGTTTGCACCTTCCCAAAAATCAAATGGGTTGATTGGATTCTCATCTTCAAATGTAGGGTTCATCATATCGTTGAGCTTGTCAAAGATCTTTTTACCATACTTGTAAAGGAAAACTTTTCCTTCATTAGCAGGGTTACCTGGATCACTTACAACCAAAATGTTTGAGAAGTAAGCAAGTCGACGCTTTTGTTTACGAGCGATCTCCTTGTTAGCCTCAACACCACTGTTCCAAAGCTCACTATTAAGCTCGGATACAGGATCACTTTGGTTTAGTGTAGTGAGAGAGTTTTCGATGTACCACTTTCCAGTAGGACCTTGGAATCCGTGATCCCACCTACGCACCCAAGGAAATTCTTCTCCTTTAGTTGGGGGTAAGAAACGAACTACGGCAAAACCATTACCGGCTTTGTCTACTGTGGGTTTCCATTCTCGATCATCGCCCTGCGATTGCTGGACGGGGTTAGAAATCTTCTCAACCTCTTTCATTAGCTTATCAAAGCCGCCGCGAGATTTACGAAGATCAGATAGTGAATTAAACGACATATTTTTTCTCCTTATATAGCGTTATATTACGTTTTATTACGTTCTTCATAGTAAAGTTTATCTAGCATTTCATCTAGATCATCATGTCCACCACTTTGTGATGGATCATAATTATATATAAGAGTTGTAACTTTGTCAAGCCTTTTTTTACTTTTTTTACCAACTCTTTTAATTCTCTTATCGCGATCAAAATTGCGATTAGTTTTGGACATTGCCGTACACCTTCTTCAGTTCCATCTTATGTTTGTTAAAAACTTTGTCCTTATCAAATTTAACAAACGGTTTATACTTTTTAACTAACAAACAATAGTCTTGTAATACAAAATCATTTTCATATTTACTAACAAAGGGTAACAATTTTTCTAACACCACTAAAGTTTCAATCTGTATCTCATTAGACATCAAAAGTTTAAAAACTAAAGGGTGCCCAGTATCGTATATTGCCGACTCTAATTTACGAATTTCCATTTGAAGTAGAATAGTGTCTAAATCAGTTTGTAAAGTATACAACAACCTTTGTCGTTTTGTCAACCAGAAATTGTATGTTTCTGTAGCTTCTGTATCAAATATTCCGCCCCACTGATTACCACTTACAAAGTTAGCTACTAGAAAGTCTATAATTTCATTCTTAGTATAGTCTCGAGCTAATTTACGCATGGCAACAAGATCTTTTCGTTTTAAGAACGTTTCTCGCTTACCTTTTACTGCACCTTTGTACTTGGTAATATCATAATCAGGTGTTGTAAAGTGTAAACGCAACGACAAATACAATCTGTATACGTCAAAAGGATCCATAATTAGTCCAAAGGAAGTTCGTTGCTCTTTTTCTCCTTGAGCATATTCAGATCCAATGCTTCGTTTTTAATTTTTTCCTTTAGAGAAGTGCTTAATAGTTTATTTACACTCTCAATTTCAATTTCATTTCGCTCACAATAATCAACCAAAACGTCCATGTGTGATAAACCTGTTCGTAATGTTTGTTTTTCAATATGTTGTGAAAATTCAGTTGACGTATTAAACTTCTTTGTAATGAGAAAAATATCAGATACTCTCTCGTCTTTAATTAACTCCATTATGATTCCTTTTTAGCCAATCGGCAATGTATTCATGAACATCTGAAGGACAATTGATATAGGGTTTTATGCACTGCGTAACCTGTGCCTCGCCCGGTTTATCAAAAGAGTAAATAATGTCAGTATTAAAATCTTCTGCTATTGACATAATACTCTGAGGCAGTCCTTTTCCTAAATGTACGTCTGAATGTTTTCTTTCATCGATCAATAACTGTAACAAGCCCTGAACAACATCATAAACATGAGTAAAGTCACGTTCTTTTTTTCCAGAACCAAAAACAGTTAAAGGACGACCATTTAAATAATCGGTTTTAAATTTTCTAATTACAGTGCTATATTCCCCATAATTAGCTTCACGTGGTCCGTACACGTTATAGAAAAACAATTTAGTACAAAAGATACCATATTGTTCTTCAAACATACTAATCATATCTTCACATGCTTTTTTACTCCAAGTGTAAGGATTTTTTGATTCCTTGTATTGTGTACTTGAAGATGTAGCAAAGTAAAGTCTACAATTAAAAATTCTCGCCCAATCACATACCGCCGCGGTTGTAGAAATGTTATTAGAGATTGTGTCGCCAGGATAATCAATCGAACGTCTTACTCTGGGACTGTTTGCTAAATGAAAAATAGCATTTGGCGGCGGTATGTGATGTGTAAAGGGCGAGAATCTAGATACATCTTGAATAAAATACCTAACATTAGGATGCTGTATAACAAAGTCTCCAGCTCTTTTATCATCAATAACTGTAACAAAG